TGCAGAATTTATGGTTTATTTGAATAAACAATTAGATAAGTTGAAACGTGGAGAGCAGATAGAGATGATCTACGCTGATTTGCTCAAAGACGAAACTCGACCTATTGAAAAAGTTATTGCAGGGAAAACAAGAATGTTTTCATCTAGTCCTTTACATGGAGTTGTTATAGGTAGGATGTATTTTGAAGATTTTATTTTATTTGTTCAGAGTACTCCTGCTTCTAAACCTCTAAGTGTTGGGATCAATATGCATTCTTATCAAGCTACAGAGCTACATATGAGACTACAATCTAAAGCTGCTAGTGTTATTTCTGGAGATTATTCTGATTTCGATGGTAAGTTACCAACTTGTTTAGGAAAAGCTCTAGTTAAGTTTATTAACTGGTGGTATGATGATGGTCCTGTGAATGCTCGAATAAGAGAACTTTTGTTCGAACATATGTATAATGCTACTCATATTTATTATAATATTATTTATCAAGTATGTGATGGAAATCCTTCTGGGAATTTTATGACTACGATTTATAATTCGTTTTTGAATTTGATGATGCTTTACATTGTTTTAACTGAAGATTTTCAACTCACGGAAGAAGATTTTGAAATTGCTGTTTATGGAGATGATAATGTAGTCACTATTAATCAACCTGGTATTACTTGCAATGATATTGCTTGGCATATGCTACGAAGATTTGATATGACTTATACACATTTTTCAAAGACTCTCTCTACAGTACATGATACACTCTTTACAATCCGATATTTAGGCAGAGCGTTTGTTTTACATGAAGGCATTTTACGATGTCCATTGGAAAAATCAACAATTTATGAGTCTATTTATTGGTACCACTCGGAGAAAGAAGAATTGTCTTTAGTTTCGGCTATTCAGTCGATGTTCTTAGAGATGTCTCATTTCTCAAGGGATGAATACAATAGTTTTGTACGTCAATTTCTAGACATACTATTGGATAAAAATCCTGTTCTACATGAAGTCGTTGATAAAAATGTTTGGACTTATGATTCGTATAAGCGACGTTTTTATAGTGAAGCTAGTAAATTTGAGGTGCGTGACGACCAATACGGTATTATCCACAAACAGTCGCTTTATAATAAATTTGCTGCACAAGCTGGTGTCTCTAATGATGTGTCTACGACACGTAATGTAATGTTTACCGATCGAGG